AGGAATATCAAATGAATCAACTACATGAATAGCGTTATCTGGTTCATCAGGATATTTCTTATCACGGAATTCATCAAATACCTGACCAAGATAGGCATCCCAAGAACCATACTTCTTCGCTTCGAGTTCCGCTTTAGGTAATGCTTCTAATGATTGTGCATATGCAGGATCAATATTAGGATTATCTGCTAAAGTGGAATGAATATAAATACGTTTATTACCACCTTTACCTACTAGAATTTTGCTACCTTTTGGCGCGAAATCAACAAATCTCTTTTTAGTCCACCCATGTCCTACACCACCAGGCATACCCGCGGCGCGTATAATAGCTGGAAGTGATGGATCAGAAGTACGAACGCGCGTAAATCCAATGTATAAATAAATATACTCAGTAAATGAAGTCAGCTCATCAGGAGTATAAAGGTTTATTTCCATTGAATCGTATTGATGAACATCATCTTCATTTTCACAGTGACCTAAATGAATAACTGCACCGTTCGGTCTAAATCCTGAACCAAACTGATCTTCTCTAGGAAATGTCCAGCTCATTTCCTGTTTATTAAACAGAGCACCAAACTTCAAGTAAAATTCTCTGCTACGTGGTACAATTTCATTTCTCAATTCTGGATAAGTTCTACGTTGAAATACCTGCTTAAATTTAGGATTATTATGCCATCCGTGAATCAATGGATAAACAAGCAATACTTCACTTTTCCCAGAACCCGCGCCACCACCGTAGAAACCTTCTTTTATAGAAGTAGGAAGTGACAAGAATATAGATTGCTTCTTGTTAGGCTTCCACTGATTTTCAACAAAAGGCATAACTAATTAGTCTTTTTTTCCGTAGAAATATTATCATCTAATGAATTCAAAATATCAGCCATCCCATCGGTCATCTTAGTTACACCTTGTTGAAATAGAATGGCATTATCAATTTTCTTTCCAGACAATAAATCTGACCTAAGAATAATTTGCGCAACTAATGGAGTTGCAGCCTTTAATTTATCAGGGCCGGCAGTTCCCAAAACTTGACCAAATGCTTCTACATTAACAACTATCTGAGAAATATCATTCAGAATATCTGTAACTTTAGTAAGCTGCCCGGCATACTGAGGATAAGCCATTGAAGCAATGGGAGCAAATCCTGTTACAATTTCAGTAGTTCTAAGAAGTATCTGACCTAGCTTACTAAGGAACTTCATGTTACTTTACCTCATTGGTAGGAATTAAACGACCACCAACAAATGCACCAATAACAGCACCCATGTGAGCAAACATACTAGCAACAAATCCAGGAGTTTTTACCTCGTTCCATGAATCAAGATCGCTAATATCGTCACTAATTAGTGTTAACATAATACCCATAGCAGCAATAAAAATAATCCATCCCTTGCTTGTAATACTCATGATTAGCCTTCTCCATAAGCAGTAAGTGGAACAACCTTCTGAATGTAGTGACGTAATTCGCTCTTAAACTGATCTGTTTCGCGCAAAAATGCAGCGTATTCAAATAAACAGAATTTTTTGTTAATACCCCAGTTAGTTTTCCAATTATCGCGAGTTTCTTGACTAATCAAATTACCATCAGGATAATTAAAAGGTATTGAAAACAACTTTTCGATTCTACAAAATAATCCACCTACTTCAGCAATTAGTTTGTTGAATTGATAAATATAATCATAGGGTAATTCTGCTAGTAATACATCTATCTTATTTGCAGCCTTCCACCAATCAATAGCATTAGTAATACTTCCGCGACCATCATAATGAATCAATTCTAATCTACTAGCAGGCTGAGCAAATTCTATTCCTAAAATTCCATCTGGAATAACCTGCTTATAAATATCACACACAGATAAAATTTCGTTAGGAGTATATTGTGAATTAGAATCGGTGACAGTTGTTTCCCAACCAATAAACGCCGCGCGCACTTTATCTTTTAGTTGATCAAGTACACTATGTAATCTACTAACAGTTACATATCCCCTATTATTCTCATCAACTAACTGCAAACAAATCCAAGGAATTAGCTTTTGATCGTAGCATTCATCCATTAAATCGCGCGCTTTTTGAATATCAGTAGTTAAATCATATTTTCCATAAGCGTCATAATCCATGACCAAGTTAAAAAATACAGCCTTAAGTCCTCTATCATGAAAACGTGCATAAAACTCTTTTCTTTTTGCTACATCCCAAAGAGGGAGAGCACCCGTGAACCATTCACTTTTTTCACCATGCTTATTAGTCATGGCAATATTAGTTTGTAAATTATCTAGTATGAATTGCTTAGTAGGTAATTGTTGAGTTGGTTTCTCTAATTCAACCAATCTAATTATAATTTGTGTATTAGCATAAGTTAGTTCATAAGTTTCAAGAGCTGTTACGTAACCTGGATGAACAACGCGCACCTCGATTGATTCAACTGATTTCTCTAATAGTATGGTAAATGAACCTTCCTCGTCTGTATCACCAACAAAAGCAGAATCAATATAAATAGCTGCACTATTTAATGGATGAACAGAATCCGACACGAATATACGTATCGATTTCTTCGTGTTATCTTCTATCTTTTTCTTATCAAATTTTCCCACGTCCATCACCAATAAACTTTTCCCACATTGCATCCACCTTCGTATCTATAGAAGCAAGTTTAGAGATAACTTTAATACCCGCACCAAGAACTATAACTGAATTAGAGATTGCCGAAATTATTATTACGGTTTCAGGAATTGTCATGGTTGAATCGCAATTTGTTGTGCTGCTCCACTAGCGAAAAGCACCATAAGACGAGTTTTACCAGAGCCATTATCTTCAGCAAAAATTCTAAATCCATTAGCAGCAGGAGCAGCGGGTGCAACTATTTCTGTACCCTGCAAATATGATCCCAAAATTAACATATCCGTAAGAGTAAGACCAACAAGAGTGGGACTATCAGATGTATCGAGAGATTGATTGAATGGAAAAGCGAAATAAACTGGTTTAGAAATAAGTTGTACAGTTACCTCTGCCCCACCAGTAATCGCGTTGATTCGCGCACGTACAAATAATGCTGAACTATTAAAAACGCGCGTTTCGCCTGTTACTGATGTCGAGCTATCAGCTGTAGTCCAATTAGTACCGTCTAAAGATGTTTGTATTTGAATAGTGCATGAAGCTGGAGCTGTACCAAATAAAGTTGTCCACTGAATTTGCGTAGCTAAGTCAGGTAATGCGCGTTCCGCACTATTGCTTATTGCAGCCGCAGCAGCATCAAACAGCTTTATCAGCTCGCTCTTGTTCAGGAGAATCATTTTCTATCTCCAAAGTATTCCAATCAATTTTACCAAATTCTTTTTCCAATAAATCTTTTTCGTACTGCAAATTAGTAGCAGTAATTTGTCCATTACGTGTAGATAACGCGTTTTCCAATTCAGTGATACGCGAACTTAGATTATGAACTGTAACGCGCAACTTAAAATTCTCTATGCGAAGTTTTTGTTCAGTTGTCATCTAATACCATCCAGAAGCAGATTGATAACCAGGCCATGTATTTCCTAATGCTGCAACAGTATAAGGTACATAAAGAGGCCCAGAGCGCCGAAACGGGATCGGCACATGGTCGGCCACGGTCGCCCCGGTGACCGTGCCGTTATTGCCGTTGCCGGACCAGTCAGGTTGTGTGGAGGTGCCGGCATAGCCTAATTCCACAAACAACACACAGCCTGATGTCACATGTGGACGGAACTGTTGGGCGTGAATCTCTCCTAACGTGAGGTATCTATTCCATAGACCAGCAAACGCGATGCGTCCAGGGAATGATGCGGTTCCAGTTGCGCTGACATTTCCGACAAAGAGATTATCGGCTGAATTGTTGTTCGTTCCGCTGCCCACGCTTTGATTCGCATAGCTCACCTCAGTTGCCGCCACAGTAAGGCTACCAACAAAAATTTGCTGGTCAGAGCTCGCACCATTAAAATCCCATCGGCAGGCGATACATTGCCATGCATTCGCCACCAACGCATTTGCGGTTGATCTGCTATCAATGCCCTGCACACTGCGGCCGTAAAAGAAATACACGTCACCGGTGTTCGTGTCCTTCACCCTCACCCGCATCGTCCCACCTTTATTGGTGGCAGTCCCAAAGGTGGTGATGCTCGTTGGATAGCACCAGACGATTA